GGTGAGAAATTTTGTAGAAATCTGCCAACAACGTTGTTTTAATATTTGTGAAAGGCTTGCTGCTAAAGGCTTTGCTTCAACAAATATTGTGTTCGGTATCGGTTCTTATACATATCAATACAACACAAGAGACACTTTTGGTTTTGCTATGAAAGCTACTCATTGTGTTATTGCTGGTGAAGAAGTTAACATTTTCAAAGATCCTGCTACCGATAAAGATAAAGTTAAGAAATCGCTTACAGGTAAAGTTGTGGTAGTTGAACGCATTGACGAAATTATAGCTATTGATGGTCTGACTTCTCAGGAAGAATGCATGGCTCAATTTAACATGCTTCAGCCTATCTTTTGGGACGGTGAGACTATGAATTTGCAATCTTTGAGTGAAATCAGAGCTTTGCTTAAAGCTCAATGAAAGGAGGAAACATGAAAAGTACTCAAATGGAAAAAGTTAAGCTAGCTGACGGCACTGAAGTAAATAGAAATAGACTGTGCTTAAAGCTTCGCAAGCAAACAGTGGATGGTGAAGAGATTGAATGTGCTACTGACGCATTCTACAAACGAGATAAGTCAGGCGCTTTGATTTTGCTTTACAACAATAAATCTGGGAAAGCGGAAAAGAAACGACTTAAACGTGAACGAGTTAAAGAACGAAATTCAATGATAAAGGAGGTTGAATGAAAAAGCTTGTTGTCATATTAGCAATTACTACGTGCTTTGTAGGTTGTAAGAGACGCGAATTAATTGAACAAGCACCTTATTCAGGTAAAACATACAAAATCACAGCCTTTAATAATCAAACTTGGATTTCAAACGAAGTAAGCTCAAACGGCATAGAAGTAGAGTTTCATGTTGACGGAAAAGTTTTATACACAGGAGTCCCTTATATTCTTGAGGAACAATAAATGAAATCTTTTATCAACTTTGAAGCTAAGATATTTTGTTGGATAACTTCAATTTTATGCTCTGTCGTATTACTCTCGGTAGCATTTTCGCTTCTCAGTGAACCCGACGATCTTTCTGTAATAGGTGCAACACTGATGTTGTTTGCAATTGCTGCTTTTTGGTCTTATGTAATAAGAACTCGCATTCAGAAACGAATAGCGACAAACTCAAAGGAGGAAAAGAAATGAACAAGATTTTTACAGCAATGATTACGTGTTTTGTGTTGATGTTTGCAGCGGGTTGTGTTAAGACAATTGAACCTGTTGGAACTTAGGAGGTAGATGATGAAATGGGATTATTAAAATGCTCTATTGAAGATTGCAAGTCCGAAATATTTGCAAAAGAAATGTGTTCTAAACACTATGCGAGGTTTAGAAACAAAGGAACAGTTTCAAACAGAACTATTTACGATCCTAATGTAATAGAAATTTTAGATACACACTCATTGATTTGCATTTACGATAAGCATGGAAACATTAAAGCCAAATCAATGATTGATACAGAAGATGTTGAAAAAATAAAGTTATACAAATG